TACAATGACGTAACGCGAGCCACGAACGCTGTCCGTAAGAAGCTAGGAACACAGCAGGTTTTGGTCGAATCTGTGAAGCATCGAAGTGCATACTACTCGATGCCAATTGAGAAGTTCGTACAGGAAGCAGACCAAGTAACTGAACGTAAATCATTTGATGAATAGGAGTAACTAAAATGGCAGAGAACATTGTTAATTCTGAGAACGCAGCTATCGTAGAGGACAATGCATTCAACATTCCGCAGGGATATGTTTGCACGCTTGACATGACCACCACTGAGGGTAAGAAGCAGGTCGCGCAGGCCCTTAATGGTTCCACTCCGCTCAAGGACAAGATGAACGAGGTCATTAACCTGATTGGAGTTATCACCACCCCCGGTACTCGTGCCGTGTCTGGTAATGACTGCACCAACAACTACCTTATTGCGGATGACGGAACGGTTTATTTCTCGCAGTCTGATGGTGTGACTCGTAGTGTCAAGGTAATCGTTGCCCTTTGGGGCGCGGAACTTGCCAACGGCAATAGCGTGCCTGTCAAGTGCATCACCCAGAAGCTCAACAATGGCAACACTCTCAAGACCATCGTGCCTGCATAAGACTAAACGCAAGATATAACGACTCGGAGCGCGGAGCGGAGGAAAATAAACTCCGTTCTGCGCTTTTATTTTCTCTAAGGAGGTGTTGATATGTCAAGCAATTATCAACGTGCTAGGAATGCGCGAGACAAGGCGCAACGTCGAATAGCAGACCTGAAAGCGCAGCTTAACGACACAACAAATGCAAGCATAAAGGATCGTATAAGAAAGGACATAAAGCGCATACAGAGAGCTGTGAGCAATACGCGAACCTACAGCACAAAGACTGGTAAGCGCATGCACACGAGCAATCAGGTTGCGCGAGGTATCGAAAAACTAAGTAGCTTGCTCGAAGAGTTTCCGTTGAAGGTTCCAATGCAAAAGAACAAGTCGTTCGAGGTTCGGATGAACATGGCATCGAATCAGAGCATTCAAGGTCCAACACAGGATTCAAAGCGTACTGTAGGAGAGGAGATTAGCGGCCTTACTAAGGCACAAGTAAAAATATTCTATCGTGCCACACAGAAAGCATGGCAGAATGTGCCAGTTGAGCAGCGAAACGAAGCCATATTGAAATACTATCATCAACGTGACCTTGAAAAACTTTTCAATGATGTTCTTTCAGGTCAGCGCAACAGGGACGTAGAGAAAGCAAACGAAATTCTTGCAAATCCAGATGATTACACCGATGCTGAAAAGAAGTGGGCATATGAAATCTTACAGGATAACGACGACGAGTTTCGTTATCTTCCGGATGTATCTGGCGCAGTATCAGCAGAGATTTCTCCGGTTGCTCCAATGTAGCGAATACGATACCACTGATGATGTTGCTCTGGAAGATGATGCTATGAGGAAACGCAGGAAGTTTGAAATAGTAGCGTCATACGATACAGAGACAACGAACATAGGAGAGGGAGAGGATACAAGGGCTTTTCCAGTTTTGTTCATTGATAACCGTATCGTACACGTTGACTTGCGTAATTATGAGCCTGAACGCGATGATGACATTAGGTTCTACAGGCACGAGGAAGAAATGATGCAGGCTATACGCGACTACATAAAGATTGGTCAAATTGATGGCAAGGTACCTATTATTTGTGCGTATAACCTGATGTTCGATTTACAGCCATTAATGGAACTTCTTGACTCAGAATATGACATGCAGGTAAATGCTCAGAGCAGCACTAATGTATACACTATAGATTTGTACGAGCAGGACACAGAAAACATGTTACTGCGTTTTTGGGACACATATCACCTTGAGATGCGCGGATTGGCCGCAATGGGAGAGACGGCAGGACTACCAAAGGCCATTGGTGATTGGAACTATGACCTGATTCGCACACCAGATACAGAACTGTCTGATGATGAAAAGTTTTACGCAGGGCGAGATACGCAGGTCATACCAATGTATCTTAGATACCTTCTACGAGCAAACGAGTGGATGAAGCAAGAGGACTTTGGAAACAGGGTCCTAACCAAAACGTCAATAGTTAGGCAAATGGCAAGACGCGAGATAGGTAGGATACAGGTAGGTAAACATGATGGAAAGAAACTATCGCTCGACAAGGCATTCATGGAGCACTGCAAAGCAGAGGATGCTAATACGTTCGCTCAATACGCATTACGCAAGGCTTGTTTCCGCGGAGGGTTCACGTTCACTGCTGCTGCTACTGCAAGCATGGTTGTACACAACGTTGTATCACTTGATGTAACCAGTATGCACCATACGTTCATAAATGGTCGGCTGCAACCAGAAGAGTTCGTAATATGCTCGAATCACGACATTGAGGTGTTTTGCAAAAGGATACTAAACACGAAGATTGAAGAGATTCTTTCGCATTACGAGAAGCCATTCGATGTAGCAATACACGCGCGAGTGAAACTAACAAATATACGCATAAGAAAGGGAACGTGTTTCGATGAATGGGGCATAGCCCTAGAGCCAGCATCCAAGTTCAAGCGTTCGTTGCAATATGAGGAAAACTATGGCGAGGATGCGCGTAATGTAGAAGCAGACAACTACATCAGAAGTTATGGATGGCACGACGTTGCAACAGGAGGAAAGTTCGCGTTCGGAAAGCTGTATGCAGCGAAAGAGGTGATAATGAATCTTTCCGAGCTGGAACTTTGGTGTATGGGACAGGTATACGAGTGGGATTCTCTGGAATCACTGTTTGGTGAAGCATCCGCAAAGTTCAGGGTTCCACCAGATTTCGTGACGCTTCAAAGCAACGAGTTGTTCGAGATGAAGAGTGCGGCTAAGTTCATAAGCAAGCACTATAACTATGGTGAACCGTATAAGTACAATCTGTCAGGCATTCCAGATGGAATTGCTAAAGAACTACGAGCTGGAACGTGCAATCCACAGTTCTTCGAGAGCTGGTATACTGGAACCGTAAAGGGCATGTTCAACGGTATCTATGGAACTCAGGCTCAGGACGTTCGCAGACCATCCTATAAGGTGCAAAACGGAGAGTTGGTAATTGATGATGAAACGAGAGTCACGGCAGAAAACTACGACGAGCACAAGCCAGGGAACTTGCGAGTGCTTTACACCTACGGACTGCGCATCGTGGGTGGAAGTAGGTTGCATATGGTTATCTCGATGGAACTGCTCCACAGAGCGATGGGAACTCGTTGCCGTGTGTTGGGTGGGGACACAGACTCGATGAAATGCGCCTGTGACGCAGACGTTACTGACGACGAACTGGAAGCTGCATTGGAGCCTATAGCAGTTGCATCTAAGAACGCGATAAACGTTGCAATGAGACGTGTGCGAAAGACGTTTCCGAAGATGGCATCCACATTGCATGGAATCGGCTCGTTCGACATAGAGAACAGAGGGCACCACTACGAGACGCACATAGAGCTTTGGAACAAGTGCCGCGTGTCTTTCGACGGCAAGGCCCATGTTACGTGCGCAGGTCTTAGGCGTCCAATCGGTCAGATAAACATGGAAACAGTCATAACGGAACTGGCAAAGCACTATCCGATAGATTACGTGTTGCAGGAGACTATTGGCTACAACGTGTTCGTGGAACCATCCGTGTCGCATGCATTGGAAAAGCACCAGCCACGGGCCAACAGCAGGTACGACAAAGACGTGACAGATTGCAACGGAATAACGCGACACGTAACGGCGCACCAGTCACCAGCGCTGTACCCAGCGGGAAGGTGGTTGGGAGAGACGCTGAAAGCAACGAACCTCAGTAGCGTGACTTATCTGCGCGACGTGTATGGGCGAGAGGTTGACACCACATGCCGCTACGTTGGAACGGACGGAAACCGCATATGGGTGAAGCGAGACGGAGATAACGGTATAGAGACTATCATGGAGTGCGAAGTGGAGAAATGAAAAAATACTACGACTGGGAAAAGACCCTCTCGTATGACGCTGACGTTACTATGGTAATCGGAGCTCGTGGCGTTGGAAAGACGTTCGGCCTGCGCAAGCAGTTTATACGCGACTATCTTCGCCACGAGTGGCGTTTCGTTGAAGTTACGCGATACAAGAACGAGCTAAGCGGAGTTTCTGATGGATACTTCAACAGGCTAGAAAAGCTGCCTGAGTTCAAGGATTACGTGTTTCGTACTGACGCTCGTTATGCTTATATCGCAAAGAAGCCAGACGATGACAAGAAGAAACCGTTATGGAAAATGTTCGGCTATTTCGTAGCGCTCAGCGACGCACAGAGGATGAAGAAAAGAACGTTTGACAACGTAAGGAGGATTCTACTAGATGAAGCCATATTGGAGCGGTCGGACAGGTATCATCGGTACCTGCCTAATGAGTTTGGCGTACTGGCTAACTTGGTTGATACTGTCTCTCGTGAACGAGCGGATACCAAGTGTGTTTCTCCTCGAGTATATCTACTTGGCAATGCTTGTGATTTGGCTAATCCTTATTTTGCGGCATATGGAGTAGGAACAGATTTGAAATTCGGCTATAGATGGTACGCAGGAAAGACGTTCCTCATGCACTACGTACCAGCAGGAGAGTACGGTGCGCAAAAGGCGATAGGCACCGTTGCTGGACGAATGATGGCCAACACCGAAGCGGGAAAGGTTGCTTTGGAAAACGAGTTCGTGCGAATAAACTCGGAGTTCGTAAAGGCAAAGCCGAAGAACGCGCGTTTTTCGTTCGGCATAGTGTGCAATGGGAACAAGTTCGGAATATGGCTAGACCAGATGGAAGGTTACTATCACGTTACCGACAACATACCTAACAACACTGGAAGGCCAGTCTACTCTCTTACGCGGCAGGACGCATCAATAAACTACGTGGCTGCAACGCATTTGGGTAGCACAATGAGATACGTGCTCGACATGTACACATATGGGCTGCTCAGGTACGAGAGCGAGGACGTTATGATGAAGTTCGGTGACGTGCTACAGATGTTTGGAATCAGGTGAGAGACGTGTGGGCGATTCGCATTCAGACGCTAGACGTCGTTACCAACGAATGCAGATGGAAACACATCAAACAAACGTTCAGGACAAGGAGGGGAGCAATACGGCATCTTGTACGCAATGGCTGGGAGCTGTACAACAAGAACATGTGGACGTACGACGCGATGTATGAGTCCAATGACAGAAGATACATACGATACGCATACGTTGAGAGGATACAATATGGCAACATGTGGTGATTGCACTTATTTCACAAGCTGCTTCAACAGTCACGAACGGCCCAACAACGAGGACCACGAGATATGTGGCCGATATTTAAGGAATGAGAATGAGTTTTCTAGAAGCGACTTGGAGCATCCGAAGAGGTACGTGCATGGAAGCGTGGAATGCTTTGACATGCTCGAAGCGGCACTGTCACCAAGGGAGGTGATTGGTTTCTACAAGGGATGCATTCTCAAGTACATCTGGCGCGAGCAGGACAAGGGAGGTTGGTATGACTTGCAGAAGGCCGAGGTTTACGCTAGACGCCTGAACGAGTTCTGTGCTAGAATAGGCTTGTCGAGTGACGTTCCGCATGATGTGAGTATTGGCTGTGCGAGAGATACGGATTGAGTTCCGCGCACGCCAAGCGAACCCTATCAGTCGTTTCAACGGATTGCGGTTTTCGTTCGTTCGACGTATAATGTGGCTAGGAGCTGCACGGCAGTCTCCTAGCCGCTTTGCCATATAAAGTCGTTACGCTGGAAGGAGAAACACATGAGATATAAAGACGGCATCGACGAGACGCAAGACGATGTGCAGGAGGCGAATGAGGGCAACACAGAAGCGCCGAATACAGGGCAGACTGGTAGCGACACTGGTACTGGTAGCGACACTGGTTCTGACACCAGTAACATCGACTCTCGACTCGCTGCGATTGAGGAAATGATTCAGCGAATGAACGGCACGATGAACAAGATTGTGTCCACTCAGAGCGCAATCGTCGAAAACGGCGTAATCTATGACGTTGACGATACCGACCCATCTGACGATGACAATGTCGGCTCTGCAAGGAGCAGCGTTCTCGACCTGTCCATTGATGACATTGACTAGGAGCATAAGGCATGAGTACTGACAACGCAACAATCATCAGGCAAATTTGGCTGAATGGAACCAACGACTTCCAGCAGCGAATCCCAGACCCCACTCAGGGCAACATCCAGACAACCATCGACGCGCTGTTCGAGCCTATGAACAGGCAGTATTTCAACCAGTTCATCGACCAGCTCATCATGCGCATCGGAGACACGTTCGTGCATCAGCAGAGCTACAAGAATCCGCTTGGAGTTTTCAAGAAGAGCAAGATGATGTATGGCGACACCTTGCAGGAGATTATCCCGAAGTGGATTCGAGCGCATTCGTATGTGGATGACGCAGAGGACGTGTTCAAGATGGCTCGTCCAGACGTTGCGACTTGGTACCATTCCCAGAACCGTCGTGACCGCTACGACATTACCATCAACGACGTAGAGCTGCGTACCGCGTTCTCCGACAACTACGGACTCAACAAGCTCGTCGCGGCCATTCTCTCCGTTCCGATGAACAGCGATGAGTACGACGAGTACCGAATCATGATGCAACTCATTGCCTACTACGAGCACGCATGGGGATTCTACAAGCACAAGCTCACTGGCGCGCCAACAACCGAAGCGACTGGCAAGGAGTTTCTTGCCGCAGTGCGCTCAATGGCTGGAAGGCTGAGTTTCCCGAACACCATTTACAACTCTGGCGCAATCGAGGACGTTCCCGTTTTCGTCAAGCCTACCGAACTCGTGCTTCTCATTACCCCAGACGTTCAGGCAAACGTGGACGTGCAGACCCTCGCTGGCGTGTTTCAGCTCGACAAGGCCGACATTAAGTATCGCACCGTTCTCGTTGACGAGTTCCCAGTGAACGATTGCGTAGCGCTTCTCACCACTGAGGATTTCTTCCAGTGTAGGGATACCGTTTACGAGACTACCAGCGCCTATAACCCAAAGACCCTTGGAACCAACTATTTCCTGCATCACTGGGGAATCTACAGCGTTTCGCCTTTCGTTCCCGCAATCATGTTCACCACTGGTGATGGCACCAGCGTTACCACTGTGACGCAGTCCGTGACTGGAATGACCGCCACAATCGACAACGAGACTCCCGACAAGGGCGATACCGCGGCAATCAAGGTTAAGCTCACTGGCACTCTCGACCCAGCAAACGTCGATGGAATCAAGGTTGCTCCCAATGCTGCGACCTACGAGACTACAGTCAAGACTTCCACTGGCGATGTGGTCAACAGCCCTGCCACGCGAGTTGACGAGTACGGAGTTCTCCATGTCTCCAACAAGCTCAACTATGGCGATGTAATCACAGTCAAGGTCACCAGTTCTTACATCAATCCCAGTGGCAAGACCAGCGAGTACACTGCAACCGTAACTGCCACTGTAACGGCGTCTGCGTAATACCGTCACTTTGCACTTAGCTGTTGCATCTGTCGTGGCGGAACTGATTTTCTATTATCAGTTCCGCCACATCTCATAACGAAAGGAGGTTGCATGGACTTCTCGCATCTGGCGGATACCAAGTTTCCAAACATCGAAACCGCTTCTCCGTATGCCTTAAAGAACACGTTCGACTACACTCGATGGGTTCCAGACACTAAGATTCATCTTGTAAACGTATTGTGGAACAACGATTACACAAACGTGGTTAAGTTCGAGGACGACAATGCAAGAGACAAATGGTTCGACGCGATTGAGGACTCGTTCACGCTCAAGCTCACGAGCAATGCCAGGGTCGTTCCAGACGGCTCAATCAAGCTACCTCTGCCATACGACGTCGCATGTAGATACAACTACCTGTTTGTGGACATTCCGCTCGCAACGTCAAAGGAAGCGCTCATACAGAACGAGACTGATTACGGCGTTCGTCGTTGGTACTTTTTTGTCGGCGATGTGTCTTACTCTGCTCCTAATACTACGGTTGTTTATCTGCAACCTGACATATGGACTAATTTTATTGATAGCGCTCGTCTCACTTACATGATGCTTGAAAGGGGACATGCCCCAGTATATGCGTCTGATGTTGACGCATATCTATCGAACCCGATTAATAACAACCGATACCTGCTTGCCCCTGACGTGAACTTCGATGACGAGTCGGTTGTGCGAGACTCCAAGTACGTTCCTGTAGGCTCAGGAACCAAGTACATCGTCATTGCCAGCACTGCGGGATACAAGCAGCTTCAGAGCGGAGCGCTTGGCACCATACAGGATGGAAGTTCGTTCAGCAAGCCAACGTATTCCGACACTTCGGACTGGTACGGCTATCAGTTGCAGGTAAACGGATACGGATTCGGCAATGGAAAGGACTACTCGCAGCTAAACGCACGAGTTAACATGTACAACAGGCCCGATGCCAACATGCCAACGTCGCTTGACACCTACGCGATTCCAGCAAATGATGTGAGCTTCCTTGAGGACTGTCGAAACAGCAGCCCTGCGTTCCTGCGCACAATAAAGGCAATGTTCGTCGTGTCCGAGGAAATGATTTCGCTAGGCACCGAGCTTACGTTCCTTGGTCATAAAATCTACTACGTAACTGGCACTAACAGGTCGCTGGAAGGATACTCTCTGTCGAAGGACATGTTCCACTTCGACTCAAATGAGGAGCGTTTCGCAAAGCTATACACTTTCCCATACTCGCGCATCGAGGTGTCCGACAACTCGGGAAAGACGTCCGAGATTCGTATAGAGAACACCAGCTCCATTGGCGCAAGGCTTCTTACCAGCGTAGCGTTTCCGATACTTGACTGTCGCGTGTACCTTACTGGCGTAAACGGAGAGGGCTCGCAGAGCTACGTATGGAAGAACCTCAACGGAAACGAACTTGACAGGCAGGTTCCAAATGGAGACTGGGGTAGTCTTCTGTTCGAGCTGGACATTCCAACGTTCGCACTGTACATCGACGCAGAGACGTCATACATGCTCGACTCGTATTCAAGCTCGTTCGCCAATGCGCGAGAGCTTGCCTTGACCGCGTACCACAACACCGTTCGCTCTGCCAATCTCGGATACGTAAACGGAGTGGCATCCGCAAGGAACTCGCATGAAATCAGCGTAGGCGATGCCAACACGGCGCAAGCCAACGCGAACGCATCTGCATCTACCGCAAACAGCAATGCGATAGACTCAGCCAACACTGCACAGGCAAACGCAAACGCCATGGCAGGAACCACGCGAACGAACACGAACAACATGGCAAGCGCAGCACGCAACAATACTAACGCCACGATAGCCGCCGCATCCGCAAACGCGAGCGAAGCAAACTCGGCTTCATCCTATGTGATGATTATCCAGAACACGATAGCTCGTGGTGACACCAATTCCACAAACGTTGTCTCCATATCAACCACTGAGAAGAACAACCAAGTCTCAATCGCAACTACAAAGACAACTGGGCAGGCTGGAATAGCATCAGGAATCGCAAGCGGAGCTGTGTCAGGAGCCATTGCAGGCGGTGGTGACCCAGTTATGGGCGCCATAGGTGCCATTGCAGGCGGTGTCTCTGGCTGGGTGACCAGTTCGATAAGCGCGGATGCGGCAAATTCCAACGCATCTCTTACCGCTCAGGCGGCAACTGACGTTACGAATGCTAACGTAAACGCAAACAACAACATCGTTGGCAGGCACATTGCGGCTAGTCAACAGAACACTGATAGAATGAATCAGGCTCGAACTAACGAGACGAACAACAACAACGCGGCTCTAGGAACGCAGCGTGACAACAACTACAGCGCGGCCACAACCAACGCGTCGAACCTGTACACCACGCAGACGGCAAACAGCGCGAGGACTCGCAACACAGCAGTAAACAACGCCAAGCGTCAGTACGACACAAGCGTCGCAAATGCAAGCCGAACTCATTCGGAAAGCATATTCGACGCCGATAACATACTGGCAACTAGCAATGCCAACAGCACTAGGTCTAGGGAGATAGGCGTAATAAATGCCAAGGAAACTCTAGAGACGGCACAGGACACTTCCAGAAACAGGCTTCTCGACGCACGACGAGGGGCACCAGTTCAGCTGACTGAAACGAGCGGCGATGGTGCCAACATGTACTATGGGCAGAACGGTATACAGTTCAGGCTGAGGACACAGAGCGATTCGGCCATAGCACAGACCGCAGCCCAGTTCGCACGATACGGATATGCGCTGAACCAAATCTGGGACGTTGATTCCAGCGGGCTTAACCTCATGAAGCACTTCACGTATTGGAAGGCGTCAGACATATGGGTTGACGTTCGCAACGTTGCAAGCTCTGAGATAGGGGCGGCAATACAGAGGGTGTTCGAGAATGGCGTAACCGTCTGGTCAAACCCAGACGAAATAGGAAAGGTGGGAATATATGACAACTGACAACTCTTCCAGCACTATCGACGAGAGCACAAAGACAACTACTGAGGAAACAGGCACCACTACAGACGTAACCGAAACCACAGATAGCGGAGAGACGAGTGGCGAGCAGCCAGTGCAGCGTTCCGTCCACGAGCTTCTGAAACTGGGCACGTTCCAAGGAATGACAGACGCGGAGATTCAGTCCCTAATCGACTACTATGTCGAAGTTGCGCACAACGACGAGCATACGAAGGTGGTACAGGCCACGGAGATTCAGACGATGAACGCCCAGTGCGCAGCATACGATTCGCTGCGAGACGATGCCAACAGCGTCTTGAAGCAGGTGTTGGCAGTCCCGCTGAACCTTGCTATAATAGACGAGAGCGGAAACGAGGTGTAAGCATGAGCAGACGTGGCGGCAAGAAGCGCAACGCTCCTAATCCTTGGAATGGTCGCGCCGATTACGGAAACTGGGAGTATTGGCAAAGCGCGTCAGCCAACCAGCGCACATATCTGTACTATGTCGATATAATCACAAAGATGGCTCTGAGCCGCTTCCGCTGGATTAACCTTCCGCCGACCTGTGACGAGCGTTATCTGGAGATGACTCTCGTTACGCAGGGAATAGCATCAATCGCTTTCCCACGAAAGATGGAGGGAACGTTCCTCTCCCTCCAATGCGCGCAGCAGGGACAGCCTAACATGTACGACAGGCCGATACGATGGCTTGCCATCGGACAGAACGGCAGCAAATACTCATGTGACGCAAAGAACGGCGTAGTCGTGTTCGACAACGAGACGCGCTATCCTCTCATGGATGGAATAAGGCTGTACGCAAACGAGCTCACGCACCTGCGACTTACGCGACGCATGAACAGGATGCACCAGCAGATTCCGTTCATCCTGACTGGTCCACAGGAGAAAAGGCAGGACATGGTCAACCTGTTCAAGCAGGTGGCTGGTGGGGAGCCTGCCATTCTGGCAACAGATGACATTCAGCAAATCGGATACGAGGCAATGTCCACTGGTGTCGAGTTCATCGGCGAGCAGTTGGCAGTAGACGAACAGAACATATGGAGCCGAATATACACCATGCTTGGCTTGACCAACACGACGATGAAGCAGGAGCGAATGACCGAGGACGAGATTCGAGCACAGAAGGCGCCATCTGAGCTTGTTCTGGAATCGTGCCTTATCGAGCGCAGAAAGGCTGCAAGGGAGCTTAACGAGCGGTTCGGTGCATACCTTAAGGCTCCAATCGAAGTCGTGATGCGACAGGACAACGAGAGTCAGAACTGGAACCTTGCGCACAACGTTAAGTCACAACTGGAAGCAGGTGACTAGCATGAGTATCATCGACAACATAGAGCTTGACAACGAATGTGCCTATCCAGATTACCACGCAGTAGTTACCATTCAGCTGTGCGAACTCATTAACGACAATTTCTGCGACGATTTGTTCACTGGCTGGGAGTGGCCGAAATACGACGATGCTCAGGACGTGCGATTGAGAAAGAAGATTTCAGACCACTATTGGTTCCGTGAAATATCTCTTGTGCCGCCCGGAATCTGGAAGCACGAGTTCATACGCAAGATGAACGAGATAATGCCAAAGTACATTCCGCTGTACAAGCTCATGAACGAATCACCAGAGCTGTTTGGTGGCGATTCCGAGTGGTACAAGGGGCGCGACATTTATTCGGACTTCCCACAGACACAGCTGAGCGGAGACAACGGAGACTACGCAAGCAGCGGAAACGACAGGGAGTTCCAGAGGATTCGACAGGCCGATTTCATTGACACTGCAAAGCGGCTGCAAGACTACAACGACGTTGACCTGTTGATTGTGAACGACATGAGTTCGCTGTTCTCGTGCCTGTTCACTGTAAACACAAACAGCTACTAGAATTTGGAGGTGAGACATATGAATATAATTGACTGGACCATCGTTATTCCATGCATAATGATTGTTTTCGACCTTGCAACTGGCTACATCGCAGCTACGTTCATGGGAACCGTTGACTCGAAGAAGATGCGTAATGGCATATACGGAAAACTTGGAGAGCTGTTCGCAATCGTTCTTAGCTACTTCCTTGAGTTCGCAATATCGGTGTATGGCGCAACGGCGATTGGCGTTAACGTTTCCATTCCGATTGGAACAGGAATGTGCGCATATGTGACTTTCACCGAGCTTGTTAGCATAATAGAGAACATAGGATGCATGAATCCTAAAATTGGCGCAAAGCTGATAGAAATCATCGGAATAAAGCCAGACAAGGTGAATCTCGTGTTGAAGGGAGATGACGATGATGCCTAAAGGAATAAGTGACGGAGGTATCTACCATATCGTTCCGTATGGCTCGTACACTGCTTACACTCCAGCGCTTCCGCAGTTCTATTGGGACGTGTACAGTGCAGAGCAGCGCGTGAAGCATATCTGCTACGAGATTGACAAAATCATCGCTTATGCAAGCTATCTGGCAGAACTACTCGGCAAAAACAATGAGGATATTCAGGAACTAAGGGATTACGTTAACGAATTCCTTACTTCTGGATTTGACAATGCACTTGCAGAGAAAATAGCAAAGTGGATTGACGACCATCTGCAATTCATCTTCACGCACACAATAAGGCAGGTCTATTTTGGCCTTACACAAGACGGCCATTTTGTCGCATACGTACCAGATAGTTGGTCTGACATTGTATTCGACACAGGCGCTGACA